GCTGCTCCGCCGCCTTTACGCCGATCTCAACGTAAGTGCGGAGCGTTTGCAGCTTATCCGCGTCGATCTTCGTCTTGATCCACGGGATCAGGAATGCCGAAACGAGCGCGCTGATGAGCGCGATCACTGCCGAGATGATTTGCGTGTAGTCCATAAGTATGCTCCTTTCAATCTTTCAGCACGATCTCCGCGATGCGTGCTGCCGCTTCCGGGCCGTATTTTTCAGCCCATTTATCCATGTACTTCTGCGCGTACTTCGCGCGGTTCTCGTTCTTTGCCTTCCAGAGATAGAATCCGCTGGAAGCTGTTGTTTCAGCCAGCACCGCAAGCGTGATCTCCGTCAGGTCTGCGCCTGCCGCGCAGGCGATGATGAGCGCGAGGCTGACGAGCGCGCTGCAAATCAGCCACTTCTTGCTAAACTCCATTGCTATGCCCGCATTGCGCCTCCAGCTGGTGCAGGAACTTTTTCACGTCTCCGTTCCCGCCCATCTTTTTATACTTCTCTCCGGCGATCAGGCGTTCGGCCATCGGCATTTCCTCGCTCATGATTGTGAGCCGGAGAATTGCGAGATACTGCTCGTTCTGATGCGTCTGCATCTTGTCGAGCTTTTTGTCGATCTCGCCGAGATGCTCATCCTGCGATGTGGCCTTGCCGCGCTTTTTCTGTATCGCGCCGACGACGGCATTGACGACCGCCGTCAGCGCGGACGAGCCGAGCACGGCGCAGACGAGGGTAACGATGATGGTCTTGGTGTCCATAATGTCTCCCTTCTGCGCGATCAGATCGGCACGAAGGCCGCGTCCGTCCACTTTGCCGTCGCGCCTGCCGCGCCCATCCAGACCTTGATTTCGCCGTTGTGCGTGTAGTAGGCATTCTGGATCAGCGACATGCCGGACTTCCACACGATGGGGTTATCTGACGTGCCGGCTTTCACGGCCTGCTCAACGTACACCTGCCGGACGAGGATCTTGTTGACGTAGATGTTCCGCCAGTCATAGCCAAGCTTGTCCGACTGCGTGACGGCCTCCGTGATGCCGCCTGCGGCCTGCACCAGCTTGCCGTCCTTGATGGCGGTTTTGAGTCCTTCCAATTTATCCTGCGTCATAGACTGCCTCCAATTCTGCAAGCGCGGCTTCTGCCTCGGTCAGCGGGACGGCTGCGCCATGCTGCTCGTAGGTGCCGACCGGCTCCGTTCCTTTCATTGCGTGTCCCTCCGTCCGGTACACTGTATCGATCAGCGTTCTGGATTCGTTTCCTTCTTCATCCGTAATAGTCACAGCCATCTTAGCGCAAAAGCCTTCTGCCTGATCTTCCTCGCATGGGACATAACAACCGTTGCCGTGTAGTCGGATGGGCACAATACTGTCCGCATACCCGGCAAACGCACCGTCCTGTTTTACTGCATACATGGCGTCCCTCCAAATTTCTCTTGATAGATTTTCTCCAATCGCTCTGTACTTGCGGTACGCAGCCGGTTTTTCCAGTAGCCGTTTTCCTGCCCCGGCCATTTTTCATCCGTAAAGTCTTCGCCGCAGCCGTTTTTTGCGTACCAGCGGTATAGATTGTTCAGCATTTTCTGCCGCTCTGCCCCTTCCTGCGTGTTCAGCCTGAAATGCTCCCATCCGTTTTCGGACGTCGCAGCACATATCCGTCTGCCGTCCGGCGCGATCAGAAATTCTCCGTCTTCCGTTACAGCCGTTCCGTACCGGAGATTAAATTCCCCGTCTATTCCCGCTCCACGGAAGCGCTTATACACGACATACTCCATGCGCTTGTCCCCTCATACGCAAAAGCCGGGCGCGAAGCCGAGGGAAAAGTACGCGCTGGCGTCGGCGACTGTGCCGTCGGTGCGCACACGCACGAAAAAGTAGGAGTTGCTCGCATACGGGGAACGGAGCCACCAAAGAGCGGCGGTACTCGTTCCGTTGTGCTTGTACTTGATTTTGCTATTCCCGGCGGAATAATAGGCGTACTGCGCTTGTTTGTTCTTCTCGTTCGTGTTTCCGTAGGAAATGCTCCCGAAAACTTCAAACTCGGAGAGGAGGAAAAAGTAATCCGTCGTCGCCGTGACCGCGCTCGCCGCCGTACTTCCGCCGCCGGTGTTGTCCGTGTACTTGGTAACGGACTTGAGGACGGCACGGAGCGCCGCCGGAATGACTGCAATAATCGTCCCGGAATAGCTCGAGAGGCTCGTCCCGCAAATGTTTGTACGCATTTGCGAGCTTTTCCATCCGCCGGAGTTGGTGTTACTCGCGTTCATAACGAAATAGCCCGCACCCGGGGACGACCATCCGCTATCCGGGCCATATTGACTATCGCAGAAACACACGTCCGTACCGCCGGAGAGCGCGGTCTTTGCAAGCTGGAAATGGATGCGGTTTGCGCCCTCGACGCTTGCGTTATGGTTGAACCCGATGATAAATGCGTATGTTGTGTAATTCGACAGTGTAAGATGTCCCACTGTTCCGTTAAGCGTTACCGCCTTTCGGTCGCCAATACTCCAATAGTTCTCGCCCTGTCCTGCATCGGAAACGGACTTGATAACGCTCCACTCGTTATTGTTGAGCGTAGAGCTCACGAAAGAGAGTGTCAGCGCATAGGAGGTCGTGGAGGAAACGACATTGACGGAGCCGCTCGTCGTCTGCCCGTTCTTTGTCGCCGTGACCGTGTACGCCCCCGTCTCCGTGACGGTGAAAACCGCTGTCCCGTTGCTCGTCTTTGTGGCGATTGTCGTCCCGCCCTTTTTCAGCGTAACGGTCGCGCCGGATTCCACGTTGACGGTGATCGTCGCGGAAAAGAACGTCAGCGCCACCGCGTAGCTGCCCGTGATGGATACGGTTTTCGTGTCGGACGTTTCCCCACCCAGCATTGCAGATACGCTCCATGTTCCGGCTTCCGGTACGGTAAGCGTGCAAACTCCTGTGCTGTCAGACGTTCCGCTGATCGTTTTGGAGCCGTTTGTCGCTGTGACCGTCGCCCCGGCAGATACCGTTACGACCAGTTGCGGCGCGATGCCGGTCGGAATCGTGCCGACTGCTGTTGCAAGTCCTCCGATGGTCTGTGCCGCAGGGGCTGTGCCGCCTTTGGATTCCACCGCGTCATACGCCGATCCGACTGCCGTGATAATGCGGTCGATCTCGCTCTGGATACTCATGTCGGCCTCCTCAGATCGCGGCGAGGGCGGTCTCGATGGCGTCGGTCAGGCTGACCGTGCCGCCGGAGGTATAGCCCGCAGGGATGGAGGCGCTTGTCTGTGTCAGGCCGTCGATGGTCTTTGCGATCTCGCCGTTGTTGGCCATGGTGCCCTCGACCTTGCTGCCGTCGGCCAGCACGATAAACTTGCCGTCCAGCACGTCAGCAGCTCCGGCGGTCACGCCGGAAACGTCCTTGTACTTGTCTGGGATCGCTCCTACCGTGACTTTGCCGAGAACTTTACCCTTCGTGGGCGTGATGTCCTGCGCGGCCTCTGCAGGCGTGGCGGACTTGGTTTCCAGCACGACAGATACCTTGCCCGTGCCGGAGTGCTTGCCGGCGGGGACAGTGTACTCCTGGTTCCCGGCCGTCGCGTCCAGCACCTTGGATACCGCGCCGTTGTCCGGCATGGTGCCGGCCTGCGTCACGCCGTCGGCGTCGATAAAGACTTTATTCGCCAGCACGTCGCCGGGCGCGGCGGTCGTGGCGGAGACGTCCTGATAGTTTTCCGGGATCGCGCCGACGGTGACGGCGGACAGGCCGTAGTAGCCCTGATCCGGGGCGACGGACTGCTGCTCCTTGGTCGGGGTGACGGATTTGGTCTGGAGGTTGTAGTTGCCGCCGCCGGATACGCCCTTGACCGTGCCGGAGCCGTTGTGATAGCCCGCTGGGATGGTGTAGGACTCGCCCTCCTTGACATTGGCGTCGACCGCGCCCTGATTTTTGATGGCTGCGGCCTTGTCGGCCAGCGCGTCGAGCTTGTCGGTGCTCGCGGCAAGGCCAAGGCCGACGAGCCAGGTGCGGATCTTGTTCCGCGCGGTCTGTAGTCTGGTTACTTCTGTCTGTGTGCTCATAAAATCACTCCTTTAGATTGTCGCCAGCAGGGCGTTGATGTTGCCGACCTCGGTATAGACGGCGGCGCTGGTTACGGGCTTGGTGTTGTCCTTCTCGACGGCCGCGGCCGTGTCGACGGACAGGGTATTGGTGGCCGCGTCGAGCTTGAGGCCGTCGCCGATGGTGTAGCCTCCGCCGCCGGAGCCGCCGGAACTGCGGGCCTCGTTGATGGCGTCGACGAGGTTTCCCTTGTTGTAGGTCTTGAGGTCGTCCAGATCGCCGATCTGCTTTTGCAGCTGCGCCCAGACGGGCAGGGACGGGTCGGCCGAGGCGTCGCCGGACGGATCCGCGCCGGGCTGGACCTTGCCGAGGCTCACCCAGACGGTCGGCAGGACGACGCCGCTTTCGTCCGCGCCATAGACGCCCACGCGGGCGTGGCGGCCCGGGACGGCGAGAACTTCGTGCGGGACGGGAACGGTATTCCCGTCCCAGTTCGCCGCCAGAACGTCGACGGTGGTCTTGCCGTTCGAGAAGACGGCGGTCTTCGTCAGCCCGTCCCACTCGGGCGAGAAGACGAACTGCACCGTCACGGCTTTGCTCATTCCCGCCGTCAAAAGCTCCGGCGGCGACGCCAGATGCGCGCACGCGCGGGAGCAGTGGATGGTGATCATGCGTTATCAGCTCCTTCTTTGCCGCCCGAAAGGGCGGCTTTTTCTTTCCTATTGTGGTCTATCCGATCACGGTTCCGTTGACCAGCAGTTTTCCGCTGCTATTGCACGCCAGCGTCGCGTATGTGTTTGCGTTGTTCACCACATACACTTTCCCGAAGCACCCGCCGTCAAACCAGTTGTTTACCGCGCCGATGTATTCATCTCCATGTATGCCGACGAAAAACCTGCTTCCGTTCATTTTTACGCCATATCCGTTTTTTATGATTCTGTCTTGATATCCGCTGGTTCCGCCACCTCCGCCGCTTCCCGGCGGCCCGACAACGTACTCGACGATATAGCTGCCGGAGATCCGCGCGACCTTGACGCGGTCTCCCGCGGCAAAGGTGGCGGACGTGTTGCATTTATAGTGCTTTGTTGTGGCTTCAGTCTGCCCCTCTAGGATGAGGGACAGACCATCGTCATAGACCGCGCCGACGGTCGCCAGAAAGTTTTCCGGCAGGTTTTCGTCCGGCATGCTGATCGATGATACAAATAAACTGTTGATGCCTTCCATCAGGCGATCACCGTCCTTTTCGCAGAGTGGGTCATGAGACTGCCGGGCTGCATGGTGACAGACCAGCCGGTCTCGAGATAGATGCCGCCGATCTCGTCGTGCGTCAGAGCGAGGATGTCGCCGACGCCGTGGCCCGGCTCGGCCAGCGTGTAAAATGTGATCGTGCGCGTGGCCAACAGCGATTCGTTGCGGCGCTTGTTGGCGTAGGCCTGCAGCTCCTCCTGCGAGGCGATGTTGTCCACCCGCTCGACAGAGGTGATGCGCATGCCGCGCTTGAAGGTGGATTTTTTGGACGCCGGATTGTCGTTGACGGCGGTCGCCACCATGGCGGCGTCCATATCCGGGTTGTTGCAGGTCACGACAAAAACGTTCGGTGCGTCAAAGATGTCCGTCTCGTCGGACCAGTCCTGCCCGGGGTGCTTTTCCGGGAGGAACAGGTCCGTCGTGCCGTAGCGCCAGTCGATGATGGCGGCGGATGGCTCCTGGTACGGCTCGAGGCGGCAGACACCGTCGGCGTCGAACCAGAGGTTCTCGTAGTTGATCTCGGAGAGCAGCGCGTTGACAATTGTCAGGTAGCTCGTGCCGATCGGCCAGTCCTCGCGGTCTGTGGCGAGGACTGCGTCGTTCGGCGCCGCGATCACAAGCGTGATGCCGCAGGCGGTCAGGAGCTTTCGGATCTCCGTGAGGTAGGACGCTCCGGCCGCAAGATGCAGGAGCGTCTCTGTTTTTTGCGTGTACACCCGCCAGCAGCGGTCGTAAGCCTCGATCTCGACGCGCGTGCCGGAGCTGCTGCCCTTGTTGCTGACGGTCGCGGCCTGATAGATGCCGAGCGATGTTTCGACGCCGTTGATGCTGATCCACGGGCGCAGCTCGTCGGACTCCAGCTCCGCGAGATCGTTTGGCAGGAAGCTGCCCTTGAAGGAGCCGTGCAGGGTGGCTGTCCGGTCGCACATGATCTGCGGGGCGCTGCCGGTGTCCCATTGGAGGTGGGTGATGGGTGCGCCGTTTCTGAGCACGTCGACGCGGAAGCGGACGTCACGAGTCAAGGGTGATCGCCTCCTCCCGGTTCGTGTGCGAGATGGTGAAGGAATAGCGGCGCATGAACTCGTCGCAGTTGCTCTCGAGCGACGGGAGCGAGCCGATGGCCATGTTGCCGTAGCGGTCCTTGAGGCAGACGAGGCGGCCGACAAGGGCCTCCAGCGCGAGGGCTGCGGCCCGCTGCGCGTGCGGCCAGGCGCAGGCGACAGACAGGGCGCGGTCGCGCTGCTCGCTGCGCTCCTCGATGGGATAGGCCAGACCGGCCAGATGGACCGTGGAGACCCCGGCCGAGAAACTGGTTCGGTTGGTGCGCAGCTGCGTTTCGGACAGGCGCATCTCGAGCCAGACGCCGGTCTCGAGGTCGCAGATCATGTTGGTCTCGGGCAGGATCTCGGCGGTGTCGGAATTGGACACGCCGTAGTTATCGCTTTCGTCGTAGCAGCCGCGGACGCGGTAGGTGACGGAACCGATGCTGGTGTGGTCGATGTACTGCTTTTGGACGGTGCGGGCGATGGCCACGCCGTCCCGCTCGACGAGGTAAAAATCGTAGCTCCCGGCGGTCTGCCAGGTGAGCGCGGTCTCATGACCGGCGGTGGCGGTCAGGGTGATGGCCTCGCCCTCGGTGTGCGAGATTGGCAGCGCGGCCGCAGACCACTCGGACCACATGCCGTACTTGTTCTGCACGCGGACGCGGACGGTGTAGCTGCCGTCGGCGAGGTAGACCGGCGAGCGCCATGCCTTCTCCGTGCCGTAGACCGTGCCGGAGGCATAGCCGCTCGAGAGCGTCAGCTGATAGGCCTCCTGCTCAGAGGTCTGCCAGGTGATGCGCGGGCGCGGGCCGGTGGACTGGATGACGATGGACGGGGCGGAAGGGGCGTTGATGGCGATAAACTCGGCCTTGTCGCTCCATTCCGACGGCGTGCCGTCTGTGTTGTAGGTGCGCACGCGCCAGTATTTTGTTCCGCTTGTGAATTTGTTCGCCGGAACGTCGTAGTACTGGTTTTCTCCCGTGACGGTCGCGAGGGTATTCCACGTCGTGCCGTCGGCGGACCACTGCAGGTCGGCCTTGCTCTGCGGCGTGCCGGTGGAAATGATATGCTGCCACGAGAAGCGGTTGGCGATGGTGGCGTCGATGACGATGCCGGAGGGCGAGACGGGCTTGGCCGTCGGGGCGACGTCCGTGGTCGTGATCTCCTGCCATGTGGACGTTGTTGTCGTTCCGCTGTTCGCCGTCACCTTTACGCGCCATTCGAGCGTTCCGGACGGGAATGTGTTTGCCGGGACCGTGCAAGCGGTCGTCGAGCCAGATACGCTTATCGTTTTTGATGTGCTTGCGTTTTTTACGCGCCACTCAAAAACAGCGGAGGTTTGTTTTATCTCCGCGAAGCACGTCTGTGTGAGATCTGTGTCGTCAGTGGTATCCCATGTAAATGTATTTTTTTGCGTTCTGTTTACAAAAGCCCCTGACGACGGTGCAAAATTCTCCGCCTTTATCCCTACGTTGTCATCAGAGTATTCACACTCCAAAAAAGGCTTGTATGATGATTTCGCTCCGTAAAAAATCGCCTCTGTCGTTTGGCCTTCCCCGCCCGGGTGGAACGAAAACAAAAATCCGTTTCGAAGGCCATACTCAAGCCCTTTCTTTTCCGACGCATTGTATTGCGACATTGTAAATATCGCTTGCGCCTGCACTATTTTATTGAGTTCCGTCCATCTTTCCGATCCTGCTGCGTCGCCGGATATAAATTGCTCCGGCTGTGTTGCGTATGTCGCTGTATCCGTATCAAGCGGCTCCTTTAGCCCAAGTGCTCGTGCCGATATATATGCCGATCCCCAACTTCCCAATATTCCAGCCGTCGGCATTGCATATAGCACAAGCCGCACCTCTTTAATGCGTTTGTACTTGTATGCGGCTGCCGGTTCTCCGAATTTCAACAAGATGTTGTCCCAACTTTCAAACGTTCCTGAATGATTGGTAAACGGATCTACAAACAGCTTATATTGCGTAAGATTCGAGTAGTTTGTATTCGGATAGTTTTTCGCGACTGCCGTCGAGCCACTCGCTTGCACTGTAAAGGTTGGCATTTACTTCGCCCCCATTCTGGCTGTGATGCGTGCGTTTTTGGCGATGCGGAGGATGGTGTCGAGGTCTTCTACGTGGTCGACATAGACGGTGGTGTTGTAGGTATCGCCGGTGGTGTAGCGGGTCTCGCTGGCCGTCTGGATGCGGCTGCCGGATGGCAGATAGATCCGCTCAAGGCCGTTTTCGTTGACCCGCGTCCAGCCGCCCGCCCAGTTGTCCGTGCCGGCGGCGTTGCCGCCCAGATACCGCCTGCGCCATTCGTCCTCGGTGATACCGAGGGTCGACGAGTCGCCGCGGGCGACGGCCTCTTCGTAGGCCTTGGAGAGGTCGGACGCGCTCTGGCCCCACTGCTGCTCGTTGTAGCTGTCGAGCAGGTTCTGGTAGTTGTTTCCGTTGCCGCTGCTGTAGCCGAAGCCCAGCGCATGCTTCATCTGGCCCCAGCCCTCGCTGATGTGGCCGGTGCCGAAGTTGATGACGCCTTTGAGCAGCTCCGCCGCGTCGGCCATGAGCGCCATGACCTTTGCCAGCGGCTGCAGCGCCTTTGTCAGCGCCGGGACGCGGTTGTTGGACAGGTCGGACATGGGATTGAGGATATCGCCGACGGTCTCAAGCAGCATGCCGAAGGCGTCGACGATGCCGGAGTCCTTGATGGCCTTGCCGCCGTCCTTGACCATGGTGGTGACGTCGCCGTAGAATTCTTCGAGGTACGGGGCAAACTCGACGGCCAGCTGGTTTTTCACGCCCTCCTGTGTCTTCTGCAGGCGCTGATAGGCGTCGTCGACCGCTCCGAGTGCGGAAAGCGCCTCGTCGTCGAGCACGTAGCCCATGTTATGGGCTTCGTCAGCGTAGGCCTTGAGGGTTTTCGACCCCTGGATGATCAGCGGATTCAAATCCTGCGCGGAGCGGCCAAAGATGTCCATGGACATTGCGTCCCGCTCTGTCTCGTTCTTGACTTGGCCGAGGGCGTCGATGGTCTCATAAAAAACGTCGTTCGCGCTGCGCATGCTGCCGTCGGCATTGGTCACGGAGACGCCCAGTGCCTCAAAGGATGCCTTCGCATTGCCCGTGCCGTTCATCGTGTCCTGCATGTTGTTGGTCAGCTTTGTCAGGCTTCCCTGCAGGGTGTCGACGGATACGTCGATCAGCTCGGTTGCGTAGGAAAACTCCTGCAGCTGGTCAGTCGTCTGGCCGGTCTGCATGGAGAGCGTGATGATGTTGTCGGCAAAAGACGCAGATTCCTTTGTCATGGAGATCATGGCCTTTTCGACTTTTACGATCGCCGCCGCGACGGCAGCGAAGCCGCCAGCCAGCGCCAGAGACGACGCGTCAAGGCTCCCCATGGCGTTCATGGAGGACTTCATGCTGTCCGGCAGCTGGATGCCGAGCTTGGACGTCAGGCCATTCACCACGTCGCCGAGGTTGCCCATCTCCTTGCTGGATTCCTCAATTTTTTTCTTGTTTTCGTCGAATTGGTTGTTGAGGTTGTTGAGGTCGGCCTCTGCGTTGTTGAGGCTTGTCTGCCACTGCATGGTGCGCTTGTCTGCCTCGCCGTATTTCTCAGCGGACTGCTGCAGGGCGGCACGCAGATACTCGATCTTTTCGGTCTGCGTGGATATTTTTCGCCCGAGCACGTCGTTTTTGGCGCTCAGCGCCTCGACGCTGTCGGCGTTCTGCGCGTAGGCGGACTGCACCTTGCGCATCTCCGAGTTCAGGACGTTCATACCGTTTCCGATCTCGGAAATGGCCTGCTTATATTCTTTCTCGCCCGAAAGCGTAAATCTTGTGTTGATGTTTGGCATATTACGTGCCTCCGTTGATGTAGGCCGAGAGGCTCTGCGGCGCTTCCGGCTTTTTTGGCGGCTCCAGCGCGTCCAGCAGGAGCGTCAGGCGGTGCGGGCTCATGGTCTTCCAGAAATCCCGCTCCGGCAGGCGCAGCCGGAACAGCCACATGGCGAGGAAGCCGGGGAAATCAAAGCCCAGCTGCTTCGGTTTCCCCGGCGGTGTCAGTTTTTTTCGTCTTCCGACGTTTTTTCACCGGGTGCTTCCTCCGGCGGTGCGACTGCGGCCTGTATCAGCGGATAGATCCGCGTCCCGGCCTCGAGCGTCTGGTGCATGGTGAGCTTCCGGCCCAGCTGCTTGCTCGTAAAGCGCAGCGGAAGGCCGTTTTCGTCGGTGATGCCCTGCGTGTCTGCGGCGTCGGTCAGCATGGCGGCCAGGAAGGCCAGCGTGCTTTTGAGGCCGTGCACCGTATTCAGCGCGCGCAGCAGATTTCCGTCGTATTCGTCCTGCACGTCGGCAAGGACGTTCATGTTGCAGGAGAGCCGGTAGACCCGGCCCTCAAGTTCATAGTCGACGGTGTTGAGCTTGGTCGTCTCCATCAGGTCTCACCCAACTTTCCCTTGATCCAGGCAACGGCCTCCGCCGCGGTGTCGACGGTCTCGGTCTCGAGCAGCAGCTCGTCGGTCGAATCGTCTGCGAGGAATTCGCCGGTCGTGGTTGGCGTGTTGAACTGGATGTTCTCGCCCTTGGTCTGATAGCTCATCGAGGGCGGGCCGAACAGCGCTTTCGGAACCCAGATGCAGGTGTATTTTGTCACGCCGTCGATCTTATCCGGCGCGTAAAAGCCGACGCCGACATAGTTCGCGATGTCTTTTGCCGAGAATTTCAGATTTTCCTTGCTCGTATCGGATGTGCAGCCGTAGAGCATGGCCTGTGCGGTCCTTTTGATGTACTTGACAGCCAGCGAGATCGTGCCGCCGGTGGCAAGCTTGATATACTCGGCAAGCTTGGATTCCGCGTACAGGCGGCCCTCGGCGAACTTGAGTTCCAGCTGCGCGCTCATGGCGTCGCCGACGTCGGTCGGCTCTGTGTAGGTCACGGTGCCGGACGTGTTTTTATACTTTCCCGCCCGGATGCCGCGTAAGTCAAAACTAGGCATTTATAATAGGCCCCTTTCTTTCAGCTTTTGTGTAAGGATTTTTTCGAGCTCCGCGTTTACGCGCTTCTGCGCGTTTCGGACGCCCTTGGTCCAAAAATAAGTTCCTGTGATCTGCCCGTACTCCTTCGCGCGGCCGTAATTCAAAACAAAAAGCACGGTCGCCCTGCGCGTTCCGTGCTCGTTTTTGCCGACTGCGGTGATGGAGATGTACGGGTCTCCGTTTTTGTCGCGTTTGATGGTTTTGCGGTATTTCACGCTGGATGCATATGCCTCGGTCTGAAACCCGCTCGCCTTTACCATTTTTTGCAGTTCCTCGACGATGATATCCCCGGCAGCGTACAGGAGCTCCTGCTGCATGTCCTCATCAAAAACATTCGCTTTCTGGAGCGTGGCCATGAGCTCGTCGACACCGGTGATGGAGATGTTAGCCATAGGCTGCGCCCTCCGTTTCGGCGATGAGCGCGATCTGCGTGCGGCCCGTCTCCTTGTCGTAGGTCTCCATGTCGACGGTAGCAATGTAGCCTGCGGCCTCCAGCGCGGCTTTCGTGCGCTGGAGCAGAGCGGCGGCAAATCCCTCGGCAAAGATGGAAACGGCGTACTGCACTCCGGTCTCGGCCTCTCCGCCCTCGGCGTAGAGCTGCCCAGACTGTCCGAGCAGCTGATAGGTGATGTAGGTTTCTTCTCCGCCCTTGTATGGCGGGTGGCAGACCGGGACGCCCAGGTCTGCCAGCGCCTCATAGATCATCATGCGCCGTCCCTCCGTTTGCAGGTCAGCTCTACCTCTTCCGTCTCCGCGCCGTAGCTGCGGACTACGTCAAAGACGTCCGAGCCGCAGGTAATCTGCTGCTCGCCGCCGTACTCCGCGCTGTGCATGCGGAAAATTGCGTCCGTGCGCTTGCCGGCTTGCGCGGCCTGGTAATACTCAGCGCGGTTTACGGACTTGCGGGCGGCCCAGACGGTTGTCTCGCGTTCGAGCTTTTCGGTGGTCTGCCCGCTCACGATGGGGTAGGACAGCAGGCGCAGCGTGATCTGGGTGTCAAAGATCACAGCACGCGCCCCCTTCCCCGGTGCTCGGCGAATAATCGTCAGACAGGCCCATCGCATCGCGCAGCTCCTCAAAGCACGTCTTCCATTCGTCGCCGCGGCCGCAGAAATCATGCTGCCAGCGGACGAAGGCTCGGACGGCGTCTTTGACCAGCGGATCTTCGCCCGCTCCCTCCGCGCCCGCAAGGTGCAGGCGCAGGAGGCAGGCGTCGATCTCGTCGGCGAGCTCGTCGTCAAGGGCGTTTGTGGTCAGCCGCAGGGCGGTTTTTGCAACGTTGATCAAAGTCAATGGTTATCCCTCCCTGTTGGCCGCGCTCCGTCAGGCTTTCTTCTTGGTCAGCGTGACGAGGCTGTTGACGTCGGCGCACGCGCCGTCGGCGATCTCGATGGCCTTTGTGACCTCGTCGTCGGTGTCCTCGTCGGTGTAGCGCTTTACCGTCATGCCCATGTTCTCGTTCCAGAGGTAGTACGCCGGATCGAACATAAAGGCGAAGACGGTGTCGGCCGTGACCGACGCCGCAAAGGCCGGCAGGTAGTCGCCGGTCAGGATGACCTCGCGGCCAAGGATGTAGTTGACGGGCTTGCCGTTGATGCCGTAGTTGACGCGCGCGACGGGCTGGCCGTTGCTGTCGACCATGCCGACGATCTGCGTCTCAAATGTCTTCTTGGACATGAACCAGACCGCGCCGTCATATGCCTGCGGCAGCGCAGCTTCGGCCTTGCACAGATCCTTGTAGGTCAGAGCAGTTGTCGCGGCGGCAATGTCGATGTTCTGGCCGGTCGGGGCGGTCTCCGTAAGGATTCCCTTCGGCTGGCCGGAACCGGTGCCGTTGATGATGGCCTGCTCCTTCGCCTTTACCATCGCATTTGCGACGTTCCGGACAAACTGTGCCTCGAACATCGGGTATGCCATGATGGAAACTTCCAGCGACATGGAGATCGCGCAGCGCAGCTTGTGGTACGCAAAGACGATCTTGCCGGTCGAAGTCTTCTGTTTGTCGGAGCCCTCACCCTCGGCGACCCAGGAGGCCGTCGGCTTGGCCGAGCTGGTCGGGACCTGGACGCCGCCCGCGTAGGACGTGTGTGTTACGCGCGGCAGGATCATGCCGATAGCTTCCATCTTCTCGTAGATCTTCTGGATGGTCGTGGTCGGGATGACGCTGCCGACGTCGGAGGTCTTGGTGTTGGCGTCCACGTTGGTCAGCTCTGCCGGGATCTTCTTGCCGGTCAGGACGTAGTTCATGAAGGCCCGCTTGTACTCGTCGGTGTCGTACCGGTCGAGCACGTCCGGAGTCTTCGCCGTGCCGGACAGGTCGACGGACTGTACCGCCGCAGCCGGGGCCGCGACCTTCTGACCCGCGAGGGCGTTGAGGTTCGCCTGGATCTTGGCTTCCTCCTCAAACTTGGCGTCGAGGGCCTCGACTTCTTTCATCTTAGCCTGCGCCTCTGCGGTCTTGCTTTCGTCCAGCAGCTTCTGGGCGTCGTCCATGAGCTTCTGGCGCTGGATGTTGTAAATTTCCTTCGTCATTTCAATTCTCCTTTGAGTTTTAAAAATTTCAGTTTTGCTTCTGCCTGCGCCCGTTCGGGCATAAAAAAATCAGGCTCTGCGGCCTGACCTTTTAAAAAGTTTTCCGCGCGCCGGAGCGCGTCTTCGCTGAGCATGCCGGAATAAAAATCCGCCGCCAGCGGTTTCTGGCCGGTATCCGGCTGCATCACGCGGTCGACGAGGCCGAGCTCTACGGCCCGCTCCGCTGTGATCCACGTTTCTGCGTCCATCATGGCGGCGATCTCCGCCTCCGGCCTGCCGGTTTTTGCGACGTAGGCTAAGATAATGGCGTGGTTGGCGTCGCGCAGGACACCGGCGGTGTGCTCCATCTGTCGGTAGTCTCCGTCGGCGCTGGACTGGACGTTGTGGATCATCATCATGCCGGTCGGTGTCATTTCCGACTCGCCCGCCATGGCGATGATGGACGCGGCCGAGGCTGCGAGTCCTACAATGCGGATGTGGACGCCGCCGGCGTAGCTGCGCAGGGCGGTATAGATCTCGCTTGCGGCGAAGATCTCGCCGCCGCTGGAATTGATCTCGACTTCCGCCCGCTCGCCGTTTCCCTTGGCAAGCTCGTCCGCTACGGATCTCGGGCTCGTCGCCTCCATTCCGTAAAACTGATAGAAGCGGTGCTGATTGCTGGATACGATGGGCCCGCGAATGCTGATCTTCATGTGGTTTCATCTCCTTTCTGCGTGTTGTTCCGGTCGACCGGCTGCGTGTCGAGTCTGCGGATGGGCTTGTCTCCGCCGTCGACCGGCGCGAGGTTGAATGCGCGCCGCCATTCGTTCGGCGTCAGCGCGCCTCGGTCGACCAGCTGCAAGAGATTCAGCTTTGTTGAGGTCGACGCGAAATCCCACGCAGAGGCCTCGAATACGATGCGATTCCCGCAGCCGCGCTCGCGCCTGGAGAATAGCTTGCGGGTGTACTCGCCGCTGAGCTGCTTCAGCACCGGCTCGATCTCGGCGTCAAAATACGCGCTCTGTTCGTCCTCCGTCGCAATGGACGTGACGATGTGCGGGTTGGTATTGAACAGGGCATAGATGCGCTGCGTGGTCTTATCCATCTGTGCGGCGTTCGGGACGTAGTCCTTGGGGTCGATCTGCTTGGCCTCGGCCTTTGCGTCTACTGCTGCAACGCCCGTGCCGTTCGTCACGTTCAGGAAACTGTCCGCGAAGTCCTGCGCGCGCTTCTTCACGTCCTCCGGGCGCATGGACGCGGCGAACATCAGCAACCAGCGAATCACGGCGCTGTTTCGGATGGCCTTTACAATGCCCTGGTCCGTCGTGGTGACGATCTCCATGAGCGGCACGATGGCCGGGGCGATTGGATCTCCGAAGATGTCGTTCTCGTAGAAATCCCCGCGCAGGTGGATGATATCGTCATAGGCAAACGTCAGGACGTTGCCGTTCTGCATGTAAAATTTCAGGTACAGATTCCCGCCTGCGTCGTAAACGGCGTCGGCCTGCATGGCCGCGACTGGGAAGATGGCGTTCGGCAGGCCGTTTTCATCCCGGAGGATCACGGCAAACGCGTTGTTGTTTAGTACCAGCTGCGCGGCCAGCTTCTCCTGCAGCATCTGGCCGGTCATGTACTGGTTCGGCTCTTCGAGCAGGAAGCGGATGTACGGCTCCGGGTTGACTGCGATCTTCCGCGTCTGGGCGGTGATGGTCTCCCGGATGTGCTTTGCCGTCAGCTTGCCGATTGCCTTGATCTTGGGCCGGATGCAGGCGCGGACGATATCGGATTGGTACATCTTGCCGTTGTAGCTGTAAAATCCGTTTCCGCGCTCCTGCACCATCTGGACGGTCGAGACGCGCTTGGTGGTCGTGATATTCGTCAGGAGGTTTTTCAAAAATCCCATGTTGTCACTCCTAGAGCATACTGGTGTATTCCGCCTGCTTCTGGTCGTAGATCGTGTAGGCATCGAGCAGGGCCGCCGTGCCGTCAATGCGGCGTGTGGACTTGCTCGTTTTGTGCGGCTGGATATTGCCGTTTTTGTCCTCGTCGTAGGCGGTGTTTGCGAGGTTCCACTTGTCGATTGGGTGGTTGTTGTAAATAATGCGCTTGGATTCCAAGTCGTTCCCGCAGCGCTTCATGGGCTCGGACAGGGTCTTGACACCCTGATGCACGGCGATCATGGCCTCTGCCCCGAAGTAGTCCGCCATGCTGTCTACCCAATAGGCCGCAGACCAGGCGTCGTATCCGAAAAACGGCAGAAAAATATCGAGGTCTTCCTGTACCTCGATGAACCATGCTTTGACGTCCTCATAGCGGATCTTGTTTCCCTCTGACAGTCGGAGCAGCCCTCGCTCATGCCACTTGTCGTAGGGGATCTTGTCCTCCGTGACGCGCTTTTCCAAAAGGTCCTGCGGCAGCCAGTACATCTGCAGCACAAACAGGATCTCCGGCAGCTCCGGCACCTGGAACAGGACCTTCGCCGCCGTCAGGTCAGTGGTCTTGGAGAGGTCCGCGCCTCCGATGCCGTATCGCGGGTAGGAAAGCACGCGCTCCTGCGTCTTGCCGTCCGCCATGTGGTGCTGCCAGATCAGGCGGCGGTTTTCCTTGTCGAGCTGGAAGGTGTCGCGGTTGTCCAGCTGTTCAAAGTTGAGCCATGCTTCGCTGGAGGTCTCGCGGATGTTGAAATCCTTGCAGACGAGGTTTCGGACGAGGGCCGGGTTTTTCTCCGCCCGCTCGACCCGCTCTTTGAGGGCCGTGTAGCTCTTGATCGTCCCGAGGCCGGGGTTGGCTTTCTTCCAGCAGGACGGGTCATTCCACTCGCTGCGCTTGTCGAGCTCGTAAATAAACGCGATCCGGCGCGGGTCGTGGTACCCGTCCGGATCTTCGTAGCCGTTTATGATTCGCTCGGCCTCTTCGTATTTTTCGTCGTAGATGTCTTCTCGAATGGTGCCGGCTGTGGAGGTGATGAATCGCAGTGGCTGCGCGCGGGCCTGATCGCCGTCGGCAATGATGTCGTACAGCGGTCTGCCGTTTTTCCACTGATGGATCTCGTCCATCATGGCCCCGTGGATATTCAGGCCGTCTAGCGTGTCGCTGTCAGAGGACAGCGGCTTGAATACGCCGTCGTTATAATCGCTGTCCACCTCGCCGACCAGACAGCGCGTCCGTTTGCGCAGCGCCGGTGATTTCTGCACCATCCGCTTTGCTTCCTGCCAGATGATCTTCGCCTGGTCTCGCTTGGTCGCGACGGCGTAGACCTCTGGGCCAGCCTCGCCGTCTGCCAGCTGTAAATACAGGCCGACGCCGGATGCCAGCAGCGATTTGCCGTTTTTCTTGCCGACGATGAGGACGGCCTCGCGGTACTGGCGGTTTCCCTCGATGTCGATAAACCCGAAGACAGTCGCCAGCAGCGCCTTTTCCCACAATTCCAGCTTGACAAGCTGGCCGCCCGCCTTGCCCTTGGAGTGGTGGCAGTAGTTTTCAAAAAATTCTAGGACGTGGTTTGCCCGGCGCGGGGAATAATAAAACTCGGAATCCGCGTTTTCAAGCTGCGCGACCACATGTCTGTAGGTCTTCTGCACCTTGAGACTGACGACTTCGCGGCCGTCCTGTATGGCCTGCCAGTATTCGAGGATTGGGTTGTAGGTCGCCGGGTAGCGCGTGAGTTTCATTCCTCGTCACGCTCCCGGACAAAGCTTGCAAAGCCGTCGTCCTCCTGCTTCGGCGCGGTGTCCGGCTTCGGCAGGAGCGCCGTGAGCTGCTTGATGATCTTCTGGTAGTTCGCGTTCGTGGAGTTGTACGCCTGCCCGATCGGCCGGGCGCGGTCATATGGCTCCAGTCGCTCCGACTGCTGAAATTTCTCTGTCCAGCCGTTTTCCCGCAGGTCGTCTGCCATGTCCTCGCACTCGATGCGCATAAAGGCCGCCTGATCGATGAGGCCTGCGACAGTCCCGGCCGCTTCCTTCGGCAGATTCCGGTAAAGCTTTTTCAGACGCGCTTTCTCCGCGCGGATCCTCTGTTCTTTGGTCTTTTCACGCTGATTCGCCACAGAAAACGCCTCCTTTTTGCGTGATTTTTGCCTCCTGCTCACGCGTGCGCGTGGATTACTTATCGCCGCTTCAAAGCAGGGGGGCCTCGCGAACGGCCTGCGTATTCTTCCGAGGTAGGGCGTGCGGTGATCTAGCCGGCGCCCCGGCCTCGCGCGACGGGGGGGATCGGGTCGCCGGCGGCGTCGAAGAAAATTTTTTGCGTCAGAGATCTTGTGACGCCGTGCCCGTCGAACTGATCGTGACAGTCTTTACAGACGTACTCGAGGTTGGAGTAGGACAGGCTGACGTCCGGGTCGGTGATGTTGTCCGGTGTCAGCGCCCACTTGTGGTGGACGATGTAGCCCGGCTTGTCCCGGCACTCTTCGCACAGCCCGCCATCGATGGTCCGGCGGAACTTGATATACCCGGCGCGGCATTTCTTCCAGCGCCCGGACGCGTAAAAGCGTGCGGCCCATGGCTGCATCCTGTTCCCTCCAATTCTTCACGCTATCACTGTAGCACAGATTTTAGGCTCTGTTAGCTCAACTTTTGCGGTAGCCCATTGCCCGCGCTGCCTCGTAGACAAAGCGGCTGTACATCCGCTTGGCCGTGGATGTGCTCACGTGTACCTGTCTGGCAGCGGACTCCAGACTCTCGCGCGGCCAGATCCACGTATGCAGGCGCACGATCTCCAGCACATCGCCGCCGTCCCGCCATGTCTGCACGGTGTTGATGGCGGACTGGATCGCCGCGTAGTCCTCGTACTCCCGTGAGGACAGGACGCGCACCGCAATGTCCTCGACGGCGCGGCCGGAGGATTGCCCGCCTGGCTGCGAGGAATATCCCGGCGTGATCTTCTGCCGGCTCATATCCCGAACCTGTCGGCTCAGTTTCGGGTATTCGCCGATGGTGCGGCAGACATTTCCGTACCACCAGTATCTCGGCTTTGACACTTTCCCACTTCCTTCCTGCTTCGTTCTAAAACCTTACGCATATACAAGGTTTAATTTAAGCGGCTCCCGTTCCGCTTGTGCTCTGATCTTGGGTCGACTACATACTTATAATATTGATACCCGTACTTTGTCGTCCGGGCCTCTACGAGGACGTAACCTCGCGGGGCGACGGGCGGATGCTTGGGGCTGTACTCGCGCACGGCCTCGGTCGCAGGTTCCGGCTCCGGCCGGACGCAGCTGCGGCTGGCCTTGTACCGGTGCCCGCCGAATTCCTTTTTCCAGTGGCCGTGCAGGTAGTCGGCCAGCGCCTTATAATCCCGGCCGTGGTCGACTTTGTTTCCATTTTCGTCCATGTAATAGTTGTGTTCCCGTAAGTGCCGAACCTCGATCACGCTGCCGAGGCCCCAGATCCTGCCGATCTCATCCTCCGGAATGCCGTCCGAGATCATGTGCAGATGGAACCGACTCGTCGACTTGCCCTGCCCGTAGACAATCACGATCTTGGCGTTTGGGTATTTATATAGTAGGCGGCGATAGAATCTGTTCCGAATCTGCCGCATTTCGGCAGCAGTATGTACCTCGTTCTCGGCGTCGAGCGTCAGCGTGGAATACAGGCTGGTCGGGCCGAAGTTGGCATTGACGAGCGCTTCCAGTTTCCCCTCGGAGATTTTCCGGTTGAATTCGTCCTGCTCTTCCCGCGTCTGGAACCGCGGCTTCTTCGGCCGGCTGGTCTTCGGATCCGTGCCGCCCGCCACCGTGTACACGATCTGCTCGCAGACCCTCCCGGAAAACTTCCGGCGCTTGTGTCTCTTCACCATAGTCTCAGTTCCTCCCATCTCTGCCCGCTCAAAGCGTGGCCGGAAATTCCGGCCATGCGTTCAACTGGCAGTCCCTTCTTCTGTGTACCCGCACGCCGTACACGTACACGTATCTGTCTTTTCGTCCCAGCGGCAGCAGCCCACAGCCCAACATTCCGGGCAGATTGGCCACGGGCCTTTTTTTCCGGCCGGATCTGGACCCGGTCCGATTGGTGTCTCGTCTCGCAGTGTAGCCGGAGACTTCGGCCACATTTCGTCAAGCAACACGTCTATCCTGCTTTTCAGGCTTCGCAGCTTAAAAAACACCAGCACGCCCAGCGCGAGCCACTCCAGCGCGGCGGCAAGGCTCAAAATCTCAATGATCATTTTCTTCTCCTTCTATTCCTTCCATAGTCGCTTGGCAGTATTGGCAGCGGCTCGGCAGGCTCTTCCTCACGCCGCCCTTTTTCCAGACTTCGACGTGCGGCTTCTGCGGCCTGCCGCAGGCCGGGCAGCGGTAGACGTGGAAGATATCATCCCAGCGCCACCAATTCCCGGTGCGGCGCAACTGCTTCGCCGCGTTTTTAAGCAGCACGGCATAGCAGTCCGGTACATCCTCCGGGAACCAGCCTGCGATGGGGCCGCCGCTCAACAGGCACTTGTCGCAGTCGTCCGCCCTGCACGCCTCTATCGCCTGCATGATCTCCGTAAAACTCATATCTTTTTTGCCGAGCAGCAGCGCTTCCTGGCGTTTTTCTTTTCTGCTCATTCCTGTGCCGCCTCCATTTCCTTGCGCTCTTGCATAAACCCGTGCAGGAACAGCTCCAGCAGAGCGGCGGCGCGGTTGGTCAGATTTGTGAAATCCTTTTTGCTGATCTGCAGTTTGCCGGTCGTAACAACCTCAGTTTCCGGTCGACCAATAATCTGAATTGTCGGATTAGGCACCAGCTTCTTTGCACCGTCCGTCCCCACTTCGAAGAGCGGCGGCGTGGACTGCTCCATGACGATACGCGGCGGGTATTGCTCGCCGCGGAAGCTGGTATCCCATTGCTGTTTTTCGTAGTATGCGACAAAATTGTCTAGGTCGTGCGCAAACGCGCCCATGATTTCTGCCATTTTGATACTCCCTTCAAATTGTGATGATCTCCCGCCTCGACTGGCGGGTGAATTTGCGTTCCGGGCAGAAGCGGCATTCGGTGCAGCTCCAGGCGCCGCGGTAGTTGTTGCGCGTCGGGCAGAAGGCGTTGTAGCAGATCCCGGAGCCTGCCCGCTGCGGGCCGCGGCCGAATTTTTTCTTCTTCGGTTCGGCTTTTGTCTTTTTGGCTGGATCCTTCTTGGTGACGAGCGTGGCCGCGCGTTCTTTCCGGAAGCAGCCGCAGCTCTTTGCATGCCCGTTCCGGAGGTATTTCCCGTCTTTGCTGCAAATGGTCCCGCATTTACACTGGCAGATCCAGTGTGCCGTGTCTCCTTTTTTGCTGGTATCCCGCCCGATGACGTGCAAATATCCAAAGTCCATGCCCGTCAGGTCGACTACGTGTGACATTTCCATTCTCCTTTCGTCAGGGGCCGGTCTCCCGGCCCCTATGCAGGGCGGACTTGCACCGCCTGCGCCTGCGCGTCCCCCTGTCGCCGCAGACGAGCTGCCCTTGTCTGCTCAGGCAGCTTTCCATAAGGGAGGTAACACGATGCCGCCGGGCAATCTTGACACCCGGCGTGGGGTAACGTTGACGGTTCCCATCCGCGCGCACGTTCCACACGCGCTTTTTATCCCCGGCCCGCGGGCTTGAGGTTTCGCGGGCCGGGTGCAAAGCCGGGTTGATCCTCCCGCAGCCGTCTCATGGCTGAGCGGCCGCGGCATAAGTCCGAAAAAATATGGTCCCCGGCTGATTGCTGGTCTTAGTCCTCGGGCTGGCTGATATCCTTGTGCCGCAGCCCGTCGGCGTTCTCGGTCAGCGGCAGCGCCTGCCGCCGCGCGTGCTCATCCGGGTTCCAGCCGCACCGCGTGCAAAGAACCGGCGCGAGCTTTGCATACGGACAGGCATTGCCCTGCTTCGGCAGCCCTCATGCCTCGCGCGGGCTACTCTCGTTTTTTTCTTCCGGCATGTTTAAATCTCCTGTATGTCGATCCCAAATTTTGACCGCATGAATTTGCGGTTCCGCAGATACTCCTTTGTCCGCGTGGCGGTCGACTTCACGTCCTCGACGACCAGCTTTCCGCCGAATCGGTAGGAAAAGTCCGCCGTGTACCGGATCGCGCGGATCCGCTCCCCGGTCTCTGTCACATAAGATTCCTGCAGCGTGAATTGCGGCTGCAGCCGCAGGTCGGAGATGATCCCGGCCCGCAGCATGACCATCAGCTCGTCATACCGCCGCGCCTCCTTCTGGCTGTCGAAGCGCAGCTCTCCGCGCTCGGCGGGCGCGCTGTGATACTTCGAGGCCTTCTTCGGCGCCGCGGCAGCCCCCGGCATCTGCTGCCGTGCATAAAGCTCCCGCATCCTCGGCGGCATGTCCGCCATGCTCTCAAACCGCAGTCCGCTCATTCGGCAGCTCCATCCATCTTCGCTCCGCAGTTGGGGCAGTATGAGAAACCGCTCGCCATTTGCGCACCTTTCGTGATTCTGTAGCCCTTATTGCAGCCTGTGCAATACCAGTTTGAACGTACCCGTTCCCATCTTGCGTGCACCACCTGCACAGCGTCTACGACTGGCAGACTGTATAAGTCCTCACGCATTCCCTCGTATCCCACCTCCACTTCGAGGCGATCGATTACTGCATCTAAATCAACTAACCGCACGATCTCTTCACCTCCGCTCATCTTCGCCCCGCAGTATGGGCAGTAATTTGACCAGCGTTCAGCCCACATGTCGCAGCAGGATGACACAAAGCCCGCCGCAGCGGTCACACCACTGCGATAATGCGTTAACCACCGCCCATGCACCACCTCCGCAACGTCGGCGGCGGGCATTTCCCGAATTTCGGCATATGCGCGTTCCAACCGTGTTAGTGCCGTCATGCTTCCACCGCGTTCTGCTTTCCGTAACGCAAATAGCGCATCCTCGCGCCTGATATAATCAGCCATCCTTCTTGCCCTCCTCTACACGCGACTTAAGCCATTCTTTGATTTGCATCGCGCAGGAGCAGCAAAGCTCAATATCAGGTGATTTCTCATGGAACGCGCTTCGTACGTTTACATACGTCGCAGAGCTTGTGGGGTTTATCTCCGCCCCGCAGCGGTCACATATTCGTTTCGTTGCCATCCTTCTTGCCCTCCAATCTGTTCAAAGTAAAACTTGATCGGTTTCTCGTGCTCGATAACGTTGCCGTAGGCAACTCCCACCTTGTAGATGTAGTTCTCCCTGAGTTTGCGCGGGATCTCCTCGATATAGCGCCGGAATGTCTCCATCGTGTTTGCCCGCTTGTAGTGGTTGCACATCCGGCAGGCAGGCATGAGGTTTGAAATGTCATCTGTTCCGGCTTCTTCAATGCCCCACGGTCGCAGCGGCAGAAAGTGATCGACTTGCATATCCTTGATGTCGATAGCCCGTCCACAATAAGCACAGTGGCCGTCATACTTCGCATAGACCGCTTCCCGTTTTTTCTTACTGAAGCTCATCCCTTGCCCTCCATTTCCTGAATCGCCCGCTCGGCCTCTTCGCGGGTTAAAAATACGGTTTTGCCAAACTCCGAAACGAAAATATAGGCGTTGCATATGCCGCCGCTCCCTACGAGCCACAATTGATTCAGATTGTTCCCGCCGTGTCCTATTACCTTTCTGGCGCATATCTCATCGCATACGCCATTATCAATGTCAAAAATGTGCTCGATCATGTAAACCGTATCGCCCACCTTGCACGGCAGCACCACCACGCGCCCGTCCTTGTCGGCCTCGGCAAGCTCGCGGAGGCGGTCAAACCCGCCGCACAGCTCGGCAATGTCCTCGTAGGCTTTCAGCCGTCCGTACAGATCGCGGGCCATCTTGCGGAAAATATCCTTGCCAAAGCCGTTGCTCGTTGGGCCGTTGATCAACACGTTGAGCGTGCTGTCCCGGCTCTGCTTCCAGTCGATTTCCTTGCCGCCGATCGCGGCGTGCAGAAATCGGTCGGTGCCCGGGTCTACGTTGATATTAGGACTTGTCAGTCGTTCCATGTCTCTTCCTCCACATACCGCCAGCTCTGCGGCGGGCGGGTGATTGGCTTGGGTTTTACCTTGAGCGCTACCTCTACCTCATTTGGCACAGCGTAAAATTCCCGCAGTTCGCGCGGGGTGTCGTAAATTTTAAGATCATCGATCTGCATGCCGTATCCGTGCTCCGTGCCCAGATACTTGTATATGTCCTCGCGGGTGAGACAGGCATCCACCGTCGCCCATTTGGGGATCATGCAAAGCGGGTAGACCGTGCCGATCTTATTGCAAGTAAATTCCGCAACGACTTTCCCGTTTGCGGCCTCATATCCAAACGCCTCCGCCTGTTCGCGCTCATAGGCCGATTCCGCCGTAATAGCCGGCGCCCCTGCGTTGGCTTTCACCATGAGCGCCCCCTTTCCGCCTGTGGTACAGTAGATATAGCACTTAAACGGCACACCGCACTTCGGCGCGGTCTTGCGGATTTCGACCGTTTTACTCCCGTTCAGGATCTTCCGAGCCCACTCCGGGCGAATGCTGATCAAGACAGCTTTACTCATGCCTTGCCTCCTGTTCCAATTCTGCGCGGAACCGTTGTTCCAGTTCAAACACGCCGCGCGGCTTGCCTTTGTAATAGCCTTTCATTGGCCTGTCTATTTTCCGTTGCAGGTCTTTCAGGCGCTCCCAGTATTCCGGCAGGTAAATATACATATTCCGCAGTTCCCGCAGGTTCTTGTTGCAGCAGCACCAGCACGAAACACGGTCCAGCACGTCATAAAGGCGGATCGTGCCCTCCAGCCACGAAAACCCGTTTTCATAGCAATATGCCATGGCGTCGGCTTCCGGCATGCCCCACTCCGCCAGCGGGTGCAGTTTATACGGCTTCCGTTCTTTTTCCAGTCGCGGCGTTTCGTCGGCAGCTATGCCAACGTAAACCATAGCGTCCCGCGCCTCCGCGTACCTGTCTATGGCTTTCAGCTTCCCCGTGGTTCCCCAGCGGCAGAGGCCGCCACACCAGCCATAACCTTGGTGTGTGCCTTTCTGCTTACTGCAAACCGGCCTTTCCAGCATATCAAACAGGAACGGGTTTTCCGGCTCCAGTCTGGTGTACTTGATCCCCAGCTGCTCCAGGCGGGGTAGCATTTGATCCCGTGTGTGGTAAATCGCCTCAAACTCCATTCCGGTATCGTAGAAAACCACCTCATTCAGCGGGTGGCCCTTGGCAATCAGCATTAGGAGCATGGCCAGGCTGTCCTTGCCCCAGCTGACACTTGCAATATGCCATTTCATTCCGCTTTTGCACCTCCAAACGCCGCCAGGTCGAAACAGGTCTGTTTCCCAACGTACTGGCACCACGCCCATTCCAGCATGGCACCGCGGCTATACACCATCAGCTTCTCGCCCTGGATTTCCATCCGGTCGGCCTCGATGTTCGTGATATCCTGGCAGGCATCACACACAAACCTCATATCAGCGCCCCCGGCCGGGTGTCCGGCGTGTAGTGGAGCTTGGTTGCGCGGGCGTTCTGATGGTACTCCGGGCGGGTGAATTTATAGCCCCAGTGCTTGGCGGCGGTAAAAAGGGCCGCATAGCCGTCCTCGGCGCGGACGGTCGCTTTCTGGTCGCCGTAGGTCACGGAAAAGTGGTTCTGACCGGTATATCCTGCCTGTGCGATCACGGCGGGGCGCCGCGGTGCCCGCTCGCCGGGGTAGTCGATGCTATTTCGCAATGTGTTTGCGCCTCCTTATCTGGTTGTCGGCATGGACCATCTGCTTTCCCGCTGCAAGATCGGGCTGCAGGCTGTCCCTGTCGCGGTGGTTGACATCATAGATGTGGTTCCGGATGCTCTCGTAGAGCGTCCAGGTGCAGCACCCGGCGCGGCATGTGCCGCTTCGGTCCGGGCAGTTCCGGCCGCAGGGCGGCGGGATGGGCCGCATGCGCGGCGCAAAATAATTCACTCCGCTTCCTCCTGTACGTGCTGCAGCCATGCCGCGAGCGTTTGCAGCGCCGACTCGCGCTGCAGCAGGTCTTCGACCGTATCCCGGTCGACGCGCGGCATGCTCTGCAGGATCTCCCGGTCATTGGCGCAGTCATCGGCAAAAGCCATGACGGCGTCGATGATATCGGCCAGCTGATCCGGCCGGAGCTCGACCGTGATCTTCGGTTCGTCCATCACAGGATCCCGTAGGTCGTCAGGCCCAGCGCGATCGCGCCGGTCGCGACGCATGCGTCTGTCATCTCCGCATACCCGGCGATCACCGCCAGCACAAAGGCCGCGCCGCCCAGCCACACGCAGCAGGTTTTTGCCACCCGCCGCATGGCCTCCCGGTACCGCAGCTCCTCCAGCAGCCGCTCCTGCCGCTCCCTGGTCTCTTCCTCCGGCTCATACCCGAGCCGCTCCGCAAGATTGGTTCTCATTCTGCGTCCTCCTTCGTCTCCGGCAGGCGTTCTGCCGATTCTACCAGTGCCATAAGCCGCTTGTAGGTCTCCGTCCTTTCCCTGGCGCGTTTTGCGAGGGTTGCATGCCGTTCAGACAATTCCGCCACTTGCGCGTGTGCAGCCATGTTCTCGTGCTCATTCGCCGCGTTGTTTGCCACGATCACAAGCAGCTCCAGCGTGTGCTTCAGCTCAAACCAATCGTCTCCGCTTAGAATCAGTTTCCGCATTCCGCTTATCCTCCTTCGCCTCCTGCATCCGCCTGACGAGCCGCGCCAGACGGGCGTTTTGCGTCACGAGCTTCTGCGCGTCCAGGTCCAGCCCCTTGCGCTTGAGCCCGCCGATGATCTGCGCCGCCTGGCACTCACACACCAGCGCCGCCTCGATCAGATCATGCAGCTCCTGCGCATCCAGCGTCAGGGTGTAGGTCTTTACCTTCGCCATAATATCGACTCCTATGTACGCGCCTTACGGCGCGTTTAATTGCTGGCCGCGGGCAGACGCCCTTCGGCTGCGGCCCGCTCGAGGATCTGCCACGCCACGCGGCGGGCGGCCTGCCGGTTGGCCTCCTTCTGCTCCGGCGTCAGCCGGCGCAGGTAGTTGTCGGCGATATACGCCGTGCAGTTTGGAAAATGATACTCGGCCACGATGTGCGGCTCTTCGTCCGCGATCGGGTCATACTGTTTTCGCATGGTTCAGCCTCCTTCCGGCGTTAGTTTTTCCAGATTTTACAGTCTTACGCTTTTTACCCTTGTTCGGTCCCCGCCCACGTGGTAAGATGTTGGCGGGTGGTGTTTTTATGACTGATAAACAACTTAAAATTTGCGCCGCTGTCGTTCGCAAGCACAGGCTCGGCGACATTCTCGACGAAACCGGCTGTGGCAACTATCTGGTGCTCCAGGACGCTATGCCCGTTGGGGCGCTCAGATTCAATGACGATGCGTGCAACGACGATACCCTTGTGACGCTGGCCGACTTCGCGCAGGAGGAATACGACAAGCACGTGCAGGACACTTCTCGGTATCGGCTCTCCATTATCCTCTCGGCGTTGGCCCTCTTGATTTCCTTCGCCGCGCTGCTCTTTTCGTCCAGCTCTCTTTTCGGCTGGCCGTTTACGCCCGCGTAAAGGCGATGATGGCGACGGCCAGCGTCAGCAGCGATACGATCATCGACGCGATCCCGATCACCAGCTGGACGATTGCCCGACGCTTGCGCGTCCGTTCCCGGTCGCGCGCTTCTTCCCGCGCCCATCTGGCGAGCTTTTCTTCCTTCGTTTCCATGCTCACATCCCCCTGATTGCCACGATCAGCGCGGCCAGCGCGACGATCATATTGACGATGGCGTTCCACAGCGCTTCGCGCCTGCGGTCCTGCAGGTCTTCCCGCCGCCATTCTTCCAGACGGCGTTCGAAGTCTTCCATGTTCACGCCTCCTTCCGCTCGTCTTTCTTGCTCTCCTGCGCCAGCATCATGCCGTAGGCGATATCGCTCAGGCGCTGGAGCTGTTCGTCGGTCAGATTCCCGGACTGTTTTTTCAGGTAGTCCATGACCTGCTTTTCCTTCTCGGACATTGTTCTCACCTCGCGTTGTCGCAACACTTTATTTCTGTGTTTTGTATTGTGACTACACTGTACCACCATTCTGATGTTTTGTCAATACATGTTTGCAAAATATTTTGCATATTTTTGTATTGACAATACATCCATCGCGTGTATAATATAGTCATGAGGTGATTTCAATGACCATCAACGAGCGAATCAAAGAGATCCGCAGATCTTCCGGACTCTCTCAGACCGACTTTGCCGAACGTCTCGGCACGACCCGCGGCGTGATCACGAACCTCGAGGGCGAGAAAACAAGCCCTAATGAGCCGTTCATCAAGCTGATCTGCCGGGAGTTTAACGTGAATGAGGACTGGCTCCGCACTGGCGATGGCGAGATGAAGCAGAAGCTGACGAGGAATCAGGAGATCGCCGAGTTCATGGGCGTCGTCATGCACGACCCGGACGACTCGCCGCGCAAGCGGTTTGTATCGATCATCAGCAAGCTCAGCGTTGACGAATGGCAGCTGCTTGCCGAGATCGCAAAAAAAATGGCCGAGGACGGATGACCGCCCTCGGCTCTTTTTTCTCTATGCGACCAGTCCGCGCAGGAAGCGCCAGACCAGATCGAGTTGTTCCGTCGTCGCAAGCCGCAGCATGCGGCGGATGTCCTGCAGGTAAAAAGTTCGCGTCATCCTATCCATTCCCCCATTCTTCCACAAAAAGACCGTTCATTTTTTGTTCACTTTTCCGGTTGTGCTTTCTTCGGCGGTGGCTTACAATATTTGTAGGTTCCTTTTCCTGACTCGCATGATTATATTAGAACATACGTTTGATAATTACAATTATGAGAGTCTACAAAAATTTACATATCAAACTGGAGGTTTTGCCATGAAACAGACATGGCGCAGGGTTCTGCTTGTGCTGGTCTGCTGTGTGCTGGCCTTTGTCGGCTGGGTCGGGCTGCTCCGTTTGGCGGACACGATCTCCGCCGCCCGCTCTTACAAATCTTCGCCCGCAGAGCTTCGCGCGGCGGCCGACGCCGCTGTGCTCCCCGCCGCGGATCCGGCCTTTACCGGCAGCGCGGAATATACAGACGCGGAACAGGCCGAGGCGCAGGCTGAGTATTACGCCAGCATCGGCGGTGACCCGCTCGACGTGGAGCCGCTGGAATCGATCGTCGGCGATTTTGTTTCGTTCCTCCCTGGCACGCTTCCCGCAGAGGCTCCGGCCATCTCCGGTGCGACCGGCGACAGCATCCACACGTATATCTACAACAAGTCCAGCGGCGTTTTCCATCTTCCCGGCTGCTCGCACGTCGACCAGATGAACCCCGAGAACCGCGGCAGCTTCACCGGCTCGCGTGAAGAGGCCGCCGCGCTGTACACGCCGTGCAAGGATTGTGATCCGTAGGAGGTTTTATGTACTGTAACAAATGTGGCAAGGAGATCGACGATGAGGCTCTGATCTGCCCGTACTGCGGCTGCGGGACCGTGAATTACATCCGCGACCAGGCGAAGGCCGAGTCCCGCGCGCGGGAGCCCCGCCAGCCCGCGCAGAAGAAGCGCTCGACTGCGCTGTTACTCTGTATCTTCCTCGGCGGCTTCGGTGCACATCGGTTTTATGTCGGCAAGATCTGGACTGGGCTTCTTTGGCTCTTTACGCTCGGCTTTTGGGGCATTGGCACGCTGGTTGATTTTTGCCGGATCTATGATAACAAGTTCACAGACGACGCCGGGCGCCCGCTCTACGATGAGTACACGGATGGCATGACGCCTGAGGAATACGAGTCCGCCGTCGCTGGTCCCCGCAGAGTCCGGAAAGTTATCATCGTCATTGCCCTTGCGCTTTGTGCTGGCTGCTTCCTGTTCGTCCGCGTCATCCCCGGCCTCATGTACGCGCTAGGTTTTTGAGATGTCGCCCGCGCCGCTGGCCGAACAACGGCGCGGGCTTTTACTTGCGCAGGCGACCGGGAGCCGTCTGTAACTTTAGGGTAGCCTGTCCACGGTAG